AGTTCGGCCATACCAAGCATCTGCTCGGCCTGAATCTTTTCCATCTTGATCTGTGCGTCGGATGCGTCCTTCTGCTGCTTTGCGGCCAGCTTCTGCTGCTCAAGGTTGAGCCTTGCCGCGTCAGCCTGAGACTTGCGCTGAACATCCATCTCACGGATGGCAAGTTCACGTTCACGCTGCTGAATGATGGGATCCTGCTGCTGCTGGGCCTGCTGCTGGGCCTGAGCCTGCTGTTGCTTCTTACCAAGAAGCTGTTCTGCCGCCTGAGCGATAAGAACACTGAGGCGCTTTTCGATGTCCTCGGGTAACGGCTCACCCATCGGCGGAAGCTCAATACCAAGCTCCTGTTCAATCTGATCCCTGAACTGGAACCCAAGGTGCTCCCTAACGTGCGCGTCAACAGAACTCATGACAGCACCACCCATTGGAGAGTTCTGGGCTTCCTGAGCAATCTGAGGATCATTCTTGAGAACCATGTGAACACGAATGTGGGCTTCGTGATCCTGATACTCAAATGCCTTAACGGGCTTAAGGACAAGAATGTTCTGGTTCTCGGTAACCGGATCTTCCGGCTTGATGTCCTTAGCGTTGGGCACAATCTCATCGGCATTCGGAATCCCGATAAGCTCCATCATCTGCCTGTGAAGCATGGGCATGTCGTAAAGATTCGGAGCCTGAGCCGCCAACTGCAAGGCCGCCTGATACTGCATAATGCGCTGAGAAAGCGTCGATGCGTTCGGGTCCGACACGGGGATAATATCCACGCGATCATCAAAGTCAGACTGCTTGATCATCTCGCCTTCGGAGGTTTCATACGGATACTCAGGAGCGGTGTAGTCCCTAATGATCCTCGCAAGAATCTTGAACTCCTTCTTGAGACTCGCGTGAATCCGTGCCTGAATAGCCGACTGGACCTTCATCGACCGCTCAATGATGGCAAGGGTGGTGCCCACGGGGGCGTCCTGCCGCATGTCGTCGATCTTGAGGTCTGCCATAGATGCAAACCTACGGCCTTCTTCAACGATGTTTCCAAGAAGCTGGTACAGAACCCCAGAAGGCTCCTTGTATGGCAGGAAGGTGATATTGTCCCTGATCACGCCACCCGGCACATCCACATCCCTAAACTCACCGGGCATGATCGGAGTGTCGTCACCCTTGATCCTAAGACCACGAGTCTTGAGACCGCCGGGCAGATTAGAAAGCGTTCCGGCATCAACCAACTGACGCAAGAGGCTTGTAGCAGACTTAGCTAACCCACCAATCATGTGGATTAAGCCAAGGTTGTAAAACCCAATTCCCGGTACATAACCATAATCCACAAAATGATGAATCTTCTTGCGCATAGGATCAAACTGATCCCAGTTCCTGTAAATAGACAGAATTGTACTAGAAGACTTGTCAATTGTAATTACATAAGGTAACGCGATGCCGTCCTCATCCTCAAACCCCGGAAGATCGTAATCAACATGCATCTCAAGTAATTGGTGGCGATCATCATCCTGCCCGGAAAACGAAACACCAGAAATCTCATCGAATTTGTTTTTGATTACATCTGCCGAGTGTGTGGCTGGGCCAAGTTCGACATCGCGATAGAACCCACTGACCTGAAGCTTTCGGATATGATTCGCGCTTCTGGTCATTACATGCGTGTACCGCTCCGCACTGTCTAACGAACTTTCATCATACGAGATGACAAAATCCTCAGCAGGCACAAACATGGAGCAAGGCCTGCCAAGAGTGGGGTCGTAATAAATTTTTCTAAAAGCAGCTCCGGATAGCGGAAGACTAAACAGAAGCTTTTCGGTTTCAGCCCGGTATTCAGTCATGACCTCCAGTAACTGGTAGTTCATGTACTCCTTAACACGCTGAGCCTGTGCAATAATTTCGGGGGTGCTAATACCCCAGATCTTTGCCTTTACAGGTCCGCGAGCAGGAAAGATTTCCTGAATAGTCTGTGCCTGAAAGCGAACAACGGACTCAGACAAGAGGGGATGGAACACACCGCAGGCACCGGGCCATGGGGTAGTGCGATCCTCCATCTCCAGCCCAAGCAGGTCGAGCCCCTCTTTGTAAGAACGCTCCCAGTCCTTGCGGCTGGACTTATCGTCTTCATAAAGAGAAACAAGCTTTGATGCACAATGGCGCAGATCATCGTCATCCATGTATTCGGCCAAGTTGGCCTCAAATGGAATTTCTTCGGTCAGCGCACCAGTGGCACCAATATCGAAGTCGAACGTCAGGCTGCCATCATCACCCTCGGTAATAATTGCATCAATGATTTCGTCTTCGGGCTCTTCAATATCCAGAACAACATCATCAGCCATGATTAATTCGTTGATCGGGATTAGGTCCATCAAACTTTTGTCTATGGCCATGATAGTTTCAGGTTACCGGTTTCTTAAATATTGATTTAACTTTTTGATGCTAGAAAATATTCCGGGCGACGATTCGCCAGCACGACGAGGAAATACTGGTGTAGGTTCTCCAATAATATCAATTAAGTCATTATCAAACACAACATAGTATTTTTCGGCTGGTTTTTTCGGTAAGGGCGGGTATTGGAGGGCTCCGAAGTCAACTTTAACTCCCGAAACACCTCTATTTTGAAGTAAGCTTTCTAGGCCACCACGAGGCTCAAAACCACTTTTCCTCGCCAAACGTGCTACTTTCCCCGCAACTCTGGTAATTTCTTCATCAGGTGATTGTACCGCTTCCAAAAGGTCAAATCGAAAATCATCTGGAATCCCCAATTCTTCATAAAGATCTTGTAAACCTTTCGGTTGAGATGCTAGGTCACCTGAAAAATAATCAACAAATGACGACTCCGGTGCCCTTACATTAATATTGTATATATATCCTAATGGATCACCTAACTCATCGGAATTCGTTCTAGGAAAATGAGAAGGTGTGCTTTTTTTTGCGTAATCTTCGGCTGTCTTTCGCAAGTTTGTTAAATAGTGACCAACTCCGTACATGCCAGATCTGCTGGGTTTTCCAAACTTATTAAAAAGACTGGGTGATCCGTGGTAAAGATTTTCTACAAGAGATTTGATCCCACGGCCAGCGGCTTCTCCACCAACCCGAACCGTAGTGCCCGAGATGAATGGGAGCAGTCCAAGGGTGGAAAGTCCAAAATTAAGTGGGTCTCTTTTCCTTACAGCATCTAGGGCAGAAGCCGCATCAACGGCAGTGCTAACACCGGGAGTAAAGCTGGCACCCAAAAGAGCCGCTGTACCACCAACGCCTTGTGGATTTACAAGGCGATCAAGTAAATCTCTTTCAGTGGTAGCCATCAGTAATTATCTACCAAGCAGATTAGCTTTGTAATCCATCCCCATATACTCAAGCATATCGTTGAGATAGGCACCTTCCGGGAAGACTCCTGAAAGACTTTTATCTACGGCCATAGTAATTATCTACTTAAATCTTAAGCGGCGTTTAGTCCTCGTCCTACTTCTTACCGCATACCACACACCTCATCGCCCCAACCCCCGGATGTCAACAATAAACTCATGGTACCCATTATCGACCTTATCCTTGGATGGAGCCGCAATAATATCATCAACCCTCACCTCAACCGCATCTGCCCTTCTGCCTTCATAGGCAAAATTTCTTGCCATCCGCTCGGAAGTAAACAGTTGCGTCGGCTTGTTGTCGTAAAGCGCCTCAATCTCTGGGTCCGTGTATCGGTAAAGGGTCACAGTCTCACCGAATCGGTCTTTAAGGGCAGTGCGTACCGGATCATAAGCCCTCCTCACATCCCGCAGAATCTGAACCGCAGTCTCGTCGCCTTCTCCAGCGGCCCACACAAGCTTATCCATCTTTGACGGTTTGCCCATAAGCATAAGCTCAATGTCACTTGTCGCTTCCAGAGGGGCTTTTCTAGTGGACTCAGCCGCAGTACGCAGGAGATCGTCATCAATCTCAATAAGTGAGTTGGGTGCAATCTCGGGTTCGGGTATCACCTTCCGTTGATAGGAATAGCTATCCACAAGATCATCCAAGTTGGATCGGAATGCATCGGTCACAAACCCGCCAACCTCATCATCATAAATGTTTACAAAATCAGGGTGGTCTGTGGTTTCAATCCACACCTTGCTCCCATTCGGGCGTGTCCTAATAGTCGCACGACCAGATTCCAGTAATCCTTTTTCGAGCGCCGCCGCCGTCGTAGGCCTCACCGTTTCTCTGGTGACAAATCGTGCCACAGGCCCTGTTAATGCAGCTTTTTTAGCTAATCCCCCGACAACTGGAAGTAAACCAAGAAGGCCTAGTCCGGTTTGAGGGATACTTCTATTACGAAGCCCAATAGTGGTTTCTGCTAGGCCTACAGGTATTGATGCTTGAGGAACAAAGGAAAGTGCAATTCCTTCCTTGCTACCAAGAAAGTCTTCTACGCGATCAAAGAAATCTCTTTCGCGCTCAACCCTCCGAGGAGTTGAGGCTGCTATGCGACGAATATCTCGCATACGGCTGCGCTCAAGTCGCTCCAGAAAGTCTCTTTCTTTGCTAGCCATTAGTAATACGATGCCTTGCGATGATAAATCATTTCTTCTTCTTTCTCATCGCTTTGGATAGAAA